CATAGTATAAATGATTGCTCGTCTTGTTGTAAAGTCACCCTCATATGTATCTTCATATGCAATACTGTTTAAGACAATAGGAACATCTCTTACAATATCCATCTCAGGAACTTCTTTAATTGATACTGTATACTCTGGTTGAAAATAAGGTAGTATCTGTTCTACAATCTGAATACCATCATCACTATTCTTTGTCATAATATACAATTCAAACTGCATATTATACGGAACAGGAGTATACTGAGTCTGCATTTGTTTCAGCTTCTTATCAGTAGTATTCGATATTTTCTTTTGTCTTATAATTCTATTTAATTTTCGTGCAGGGTCATAATCGAAAGATTGAATTTCAAATCCCATACGAGGTAGAGTCATGGCTACTTTCTGTGTAAGACCAGGATCAGCATCCAATCGAACTATGAATTTCTGCTTCGGGCCATAGGCTAAAGGAACTTTCATAGACTGTGAATCTGTACCAGTACTATTTTTTCTAGTTATAATAATATCATTAAATAAACTACCAAACGCTATGATAGTTTTTCGTAAGCTTTCGTTGTAAAAGTAATTCCCTAACATTTTATATTGTCTCCGATGGTTCACCAAATGGGTTCTTTTCGGTGAAATCTAATACTGCATCTGCACTTGAGAATTCTCCTGTACCAGTTACAGCTTCTTCTATCCATGTGTTGTCCGCTAAAGGATCAGAGGTTTGTATTGAATAATCTTCGTTGATAATAAAGTATGAATAGTATTCATCTGAATCTTCCATAATTATAGCATCAAATATAGCATCCCCATGCGGCTCTATAGTAATTCTTGCACCCGTATGATGTGCATTATTTAGACCAGCATCACCTTGTATGGTTACAACACTACCACTACCACTCCAAGCAAATACCACAGTCTCGCCCGCATTGTTTTGATCGGCGTGTATAGTTAATGATCCTGTTGCAGTATTATTTGAACCACTACCTAATAGTATTCCAGTAGTACTAGCCAATGTAAGTTCTTGAGCACCAGCCACTACACCACCGCTGAGTGTTGTCGAAACTGCATTAGTCTGACTCTCACCATGAAGTAATGAACCGGCACCGGCAGTTGCAGTTTCAAGTTCAATCAGGCCATCAGCATAAATGTCTGTTCCTCTTTCAAGAGTAAACAAGTTATTATACACTGTTGCACGACCAGTTTGTTCACCAAGAATCTGCCAGTCATAAGCATCTGTTGATCTTTCAGTTTCTATAGCATCTATTGCAGCGATACCTGTATCCAAATCTTCACTAGAGTATTCAACTGTACGAGTAAATAGTTTGTATACTGGTAGGTTGTCTAGTTGATAGAAAGGATCATCTTTATCAACAAAACTAATTTCTAAAAGTCTACCCACTGTAGGCATATAAATCCAATCACCTTCATTCGGCCTTAAAGCAGTAATCAGGTTTGAATTTGAACTTACCAAATCTAACCAACGCCTACGAGAAACGGTAAAGGTTGTTTCATCTCTTATTTCTAAACCAAATCGTGTTATGATTTCTTTTTCACCTTCATAACCTTCATTGGTATCCATATACATTTCTATCATATAGGCATCACTGAACTTTGATAATGGCGACTCACCAAAGAGCTCGTCCTTATTTACCATCGTCCTAGGTAGATAGTATACATCATGGCCAAATATCTGGATAGCCTCTATAGCTAAATCTTCATAGAGGTATTGTTCCGATACGGTTCCTTTAGAGAAATAATGATTAGTGGGCATAGACCTAACCTATATCCATCAATAATGGTTCTTCCCACGTTGTTTTTGATTGTTCTTCTAATAGATTAACTTCTTCATTAGCTTGAGTATAAATGGCTTCACCATTCATTGTGACACCACCTAACATTGTTACGCCGTTAAATTTACTGAGGTTCTGGCCCCATTGTCTTTTAATCAACGCTGTACTATATTTCTTCAACCAAAGATCATCGTATATATCAGTCCATATTGTGGGGTCTAATTTACGATAACATTCCATAATAAGATATTCATCTACATCAACATCACTGCTCCAATCCATATTGACATATAATCTTTTTTGATGCATATTAAATTGAATAGGTTTCTCACCTATAAGAATCATGTCTAGTAGATCGAGTTGCCACATAGTCATCTGATAATGAATAATAGATTCTGAAGAAAAATCATAAAGATCATTCAACCTCAGTTGATATCTAATATCAAACATATTAAGATTGCCTCGATCACTGAAAGGTAATACTCTTAATACACTAGTAACAGATTCTGGCATTGGGAGATAAGCTTGTCCAATTGACCAATCAACCGATTCTATACTTGTTACCGTAGCTCCATTACCATGTGTATTTTGTACTAAAGTTGTTAGAGTTAAAACATTTCCTGTCTTTCCAGTATAGGCTATAGTTTCTGCATTACCTAACCCAGTTGAAAGTGATACTGAACCACTTGCCGGAAATTCTGATGCATCTGCCAAAGTAAGAGATTGAACACCAATAGATGCCCCACCAGGCAAAGTAGTAGTAAGTTGGTTGCCGTCTGTTGCAGTTTCAGTTGTATTTACATTTGCTCTATCTATATCTGCTTGAGTTATTTTATGTTTTAGATAGACACGTTGCATACCACCATACTGAAACGTATAGAAGTATTGTAATGCTTCATCTATTCTATCATCAATCTGGTCATCGTCTACGTTAATATCTATAACGGGATATCCTAATCTACGCTTGCACCAATTTTTTAATGTTGCTTTTGAATTTGGTATTGCCATATCTTTATCCTAATGCTATTGCCATAGCAGTTACAAAACTCTTACCCGCCTTTGCAGTTATTTGTGTTTGTGCATCACTGGTCAAACCATTGATGTATTGTAATTCTGTATTTGTTACGGAGCCATCAGCTAGTTTTGTTGCATTTATTCCACTTCCGATATATGCATTTGCAACTGCTGTTCCTTGCCAAGTACCTGTACCAATTGTACCTAATGATGTGATTTGAGTCTGTGAAGCTCCAACATTTAAAGTTACATCTCCTGAAGTTCCACCACCTGATAAACCAGTACCAGCAGTAACTCCTGTAATATCTCCAACAGTACTAAAGAGATTAGAAACTAAAACTTTCTTTGTAGTGTTATCTGTTACATCTTGAATAACTACATAATCAGTTAAGGCTGCGGTAGTTCCTATTGCAGTTAATTCCGAAACATCTAAATCTAGTGTAACTACACCCTGATTACCACCACCTGATAAACCAGTACCAGCCGTAACACCCGAGATATCACCAATTGGTGTTGTACCTTCTACCGAAACAAATTTAGATACTGTAGTATCCCACGCCAAGAATTGATGAGTAGCACTTCTATTCGTAACATCAACATCATCCAGGTATTGTAATTGTACTTCACCAGTACCATACGTCATACCTCTCTGGCCCCAACCAACTTGAGCAGACAATACTTTATTAATGACCTTAGCTACTTTACTATCAAATGATTCTTCAATAGGTGCTGCAACTTCTTCTTCTATTGCAATATTGTTGAGATAACCTACAGTCTGTTCTACTGCATTACCTTCAAGTATCTTATACTCTTTTTCTGGTAACTCTTGTTTATGTTTTTCCAGCATTTGTGCAACATCAGAAACCATCTGTGCTGCCTTAGAATTTTTCTCATTGTTAAACAGAGACATCTGCCAGTTCGCATCACCCTGTCCCACACTTGGATTATATTGTTCTACATTATATTTTTTCTTTGTGGGTTGATTTTGATTTATCTTACCAGCAGATGCACTAATCAGTAGTTTAGAAACGTCACTGATTTCATACTTGGGCGTCACTATGGGTAGATTATAGTATCGTTCTTTAATACTCATAGGCTCTTCAACCACCTCTTCCTCAACCAATTCAGGCTCAGGTTCTTTAGGTGGTGAGAATAGATCGACACCAGCAACATCACTAAACAATCCTTTGAGTGCAGACGTTGCTTCTTCCAATGCAATAGGATCAATATTGATAATCGGTTTCGGTGGTTCTATTACAGGCTCTTCTTCAATCACCTCTACAACAATTTCTGGTTCTGGTTCTGATAAATCTAACCCAGTCATATCTTCAAACATAGAAGATAATTCTGACATGGCAGATTCCATCTTCATACCATTGTCGTCTAATGATACTATTGCTCTATCTTTTTCTACATCCTTATTGGCCTTGTCGATAACTTTTTTAGTATCAGTATCTACACCAAATCCTTCGATGGGTTTAGTAGGATCTCCAGCAACCCAATCACCATCATCATCTTCTGGATCCAATTGCATCGGATACTCAGGGATTGCATAGTTTTCTTCCTCTACAACTTCTTCCTCAATAGGAGTTTCGGCTATAGTATCCAGTAAACCTTCAAATTCTATGAGGTTTATGGCTTTACCTTCAGCCGCCTTATCTAATTGAGTTAAGAAAGATTCTGTTGCAGTTGTCATTATGCATCGGCTCTCGTCACACTAGGGCTCACTGTTACAATGCCCTGTTGTAATCTTTGTATTGTGTTAGGTGCTGCATCTAGAGTGGTGATAACATCATAAACGTATCGACCACGCTCAAGAGTTCCATAACCAGTTTGGGCGTCAGTTAATGTGATGGTATAAGTTCCATCTGCTGCAGAAACTGTCGTACAAGTAAAGGCTGTTGATGTAGATGAGCCATATGATTTTCTCAACTTGGCAGAAACAGTCTTACCAGTTAAGTTAATTACAGTTCCAGTATCTTCTTTTGCTGTGAACTGTTCAGAAAAATCTGCGTTTTGATCTATTAATATATTGCGAACTGAGGCCATAAAAAAACTCCAAAGTCTTATTTTATAATATTTATAAGAATTTGGAGTTAGTAGTAATTGAAATTTATTACTATACGAGTATTTTTATCAGTACAAGTTGTTCCTGTATGTCTCAATTCTGCTGGAAAGGATACAAAACGATTAGCAATACTCTCTATTATCGTACCATCTTCAAATTTTGTATAACCATTATTAGTATTAACATAGAATATTGAGGTAAGAGCATTAGGTGGTATATTTTCTTTATAGTCTATATGAAATCCGTGTTCTATTATGGAAGATCCTTTGGGTACTAAATTAGCTTTAATCCTTAATAAGTTTACTTTACCTATTTTTTCTAGAACGGGTAATATAGAATCACTAGTTTCCGGATCAAATCCACAACAAAACATATAGTGGCCGTCACCTTCCTGAACTACATAAGGACAATAAGTCCAAGGTTGTGACAATACCCCGTCTTGTACTAACTTTAAATCCCCAACATCTAAAAAATCATCAACAACTACCATAATAAAAAACTACATTAAGACCAACCGAGACTTACAGCATGAATTCTTGTATCCAAAGAAGCACTTTGCACTAATGTTTTTACTCTCCATCTCATACTCGTTCCTGATGTTGATGTAAGTGTTACATTATTCTTTGTTACAATAGTATGACCACCAGTAGTTCCTTGACTATCACTTGCTCCAATACCAAAGTCAGTCCATGTAGATCCATTATCCATAGAAGCTTCAACAGTAATGTTTGTTCCT